GCAATTAGCAAAGGAGAATATACAGTTGAAGAACTAACAACAAAGTTTAGTTTAACACCTGCACAATTAAAAACGTTAGAAGTATGAAAATACGTTGTTCAGCATTGGGGCGGTTGATGACCGCTCCACGCACCAAGACCGAAACATTAAGCAAAACAGCAAAGTCTTACATACAAGAGCTTGTTTTAGAACACAAATACGGAATTAAAAAAGAATTTAGTTCACGTTACACCGACAAAGGTTTACAATGCGAAGACGAAGCAATAAGTTTAGTAAACGATGTTTTAGGTTTAGGGTTTATATTTAAGAACGAAGAACATTTTAACAATGATTGGATAACAGGAACACCCGACGTAAACACGAATGAAATTCTTTTAGACATTAAATGCAGTTACGAAGCGCATACTTTTCCGTTATTTGAAGATGAAATACCTACAAAGGATTATTACTATCAATTACAGGGTTATATGTGGCTAACAGGAAAGACTGAAGCATTACTTTGTTATTGTTTAGTCAATACTCCTTTAGAAATAGTTGAAGACGAAATACGCAGGGAGCATTGGAAGCAATTTAAAATTGACGAAGACGCAGAAATTAGAGAATACGTAGAAAAGAAACATAACTTCGACCATTTACCGGAACAAACAAAAGTAAAAGTCTTTAAAATTGAACGAGACGAAACTGTAATTTGGGAAATACAAAACAAAGTAGAAGAAGCAAGAATTTATTTTAACAGTTTAATTGAAACAATATGATTCGTATTTATACGATAATATCCGATAAGATATGAAAGCAACACTTGAATTTAACTTACCTGAAGACAAAGAAGATTTTGACTTTGCAACCAAAGGAATTAATTATTATTCAGCACTTGTTGAGTTTGACAATTGGTTAAGAAGCGAATACAAGTACAACGGCAAAGAAGAAATGTATGCAGTAAGGGAAAAACTAAACTATTTTATAAACGAAAACAATGTAACAATATGAAAGAAAAAGCAATAGCAATTATTATTTGGATATCAATTTATGGTTTTGCTGCCGTTGGTATTTACAATTTATTTAATTGGTTGATATGACACCAAAAGAAAAAGCCGAAGACATTTTAGATAAATGCTACGGAGTAGAAGTAGAATCGGTTTACTTTGGTGTTAACCATTATTTAGCCAAAAAATTTGCATTAATTGTAGTTGATGAAATGCTAGATTTTAGAAATGCTTTATACATTAACGAAGGAAGTTTAGCACACAAATATTTATTAGACATTAAACAAGAAATTGAAAACATAGATGCAGAATACAAAAAAGCTGACAAAGAAGCTTTTAACTTAATCAACAAAAAAACGAAACTATGAACATACAAATACAAGACAAAAACGTTTTAAGCGTAATGGCACGATTTAAAGAACGTTCAGAAGCGGGAATAAAGAAATACAAGACTACGTTAGAACGAACTGATTTAAGCACGTTAGAATGGCTTACACACGCACAAGAAGAAGCAATGGACTTTGTTCTATACTTGGAGCGACTAAAACACGAATACAAACAATCTAAATAAATAAAAATGGAAACAAGAAACAACACAGGTGCAATTTTTAAGAACGACAACAAAAAAGCGGAAAATCATCCGGACTACAAAGGCAAAGTAAACGTAAACGGCAAGGATATGGAAGTTGCTTTGTGGCTAAAGACTTCAGCGAAAGGAGTTAAATTTATGTCGGCAAGTTTTAGTGAACCATTTGTAAAAGGTGAGCCACAAATAAAAAATAATGAGCCACAAATTAATAGTACATTAAAAAAATCAATAAGTTACAATGATTTAGACCCTAACGATGACTTACCGTTTTAATTATGCACATACAAGACGAGCAGCTACGCAAGGAATTAAAAAAGATTTTAGCGTTTAAAAAACGAAACAGCATCGTAAAAGAAATACAGGACAAAGGAAACAAATTTCATTTTTTCCAACTTACAAACTTTTTAGAAGGCAAAGACGTTTCACTTTCAACGCTTAAAAAAATAGATTACTTCGTAAATAGATAAAATTTTTAGATTAAAAACGTAGGCGCAGACTTAATTGTTTGCGCTTTTTTTGTTACCAACCTTTCAATAGGTTAAACCAACCTTTCAAAAGGTTATTTTCAGGTTGTTTTGTTCTACACAACTAATTGTTAATAAATTCGTTTGTTTATTGTTGAAAAATTAATCATACATTTGCTTAATATCTAAACAATATAAATTGGAATGGTTAACTAAAGTTGCAAAACATCACAACGAATGGGTTAAAATGGTTAACACTTTTGGCGAGTATTTCTTTGCTGAAGACATAGTACAGGAAACTTATATAATGTTAATGAAGTGGAGCAGCGAAGAAAAACTATTCAAAGACGGAAACATAAGCAAAGGTTATATGTGGTTAGCTTTAAAAAATACTTTCCTTCAACACATAAACAAAAAAAACAAAATCTCATTTATACCTTTAGAAGACGTTTACAATTTAGCAGAAGAAAACAACACCGAAGAAAACGAAGCTTACAACGACTTGCTGAATAACGTAGATTTAGAATGTGATAGTTGGCATTGGTACGACAAACAATTATTTGAACTGTACAAAAACACGAATAAAAGTTTAAGACAAATAAGTAGTGAAACAAACATAAGTGTAACAAGTATATTTAATACTGTAAAGACTTGCAAAAAACGAATTAAAAATAACGTAGGTGAAGACTACCAAGATTTTATAAACCAAGATTACGAACTAATAAAAAAGAAAAAATGAAAAGTAAAGGATTAGGCGATACAATCGCAAAAATTACAGAAGCAACAGGAATTGATAAACTTGTTAAATTTATTGCAGGAGAAGACTGCGGATGTGATGAGAGAAAAGAAAAGTTAAACAAACTATTTCCGTATGCAAAACCATTGTGTTTAACAGAAGACGAGTTTAACACGTTAGACACTTATTTTAAGCAAAACACGAACACACTTACAAGCGACGAACAAACAAGTCTAATAGCAATAAACAACAGAGTACTAAACCAAAAATTAACATTCAGCACCTGTTCAAGTTGTCTTCGTGATTTAGTAAGTAAGCTGCGAGTAATTTATAACGAGTACACACCTGAAGAAACAGAAGATGCAAGTAGCGAAGGTTAAAATAAACAGCATAAAGACGAACCCAAAAAACCCACGTTTAATAAAAGACGATAAGTTCAAAAAGTTAGTCAATTCAATTAAGGAGTTTCCGCAAATGTTAGAACTGCGACCAATAGTTGTAGATGAAAACAATATTATTTTAGGTGGAAATATGCGACACAAAGCTTGTATTGAAGCAGGGTTAAAAGAAGTTTATATTGTACAGGCTAAAGATTTAACCGAACTACAAAAAGACGAATTTATAGTAAAAGACAACGTAGGGTTTGGCGAATGGGATTGGGATATTTTAGCGAATGAATGGGATACCGAAAAACTAACGGATTGGGGTTTAGACTTGCCGTTAGACGTAAGCGTTCAGGAATTAGAAGCAGAAGAAGACAATTACGAAATACCAAACGAAATAAATACCGATATTGTTTTAGGCGACTTATTTGAAATAGGCGAACACCGTTTACTTTGTGGGGATAGTACGGATAGCGACCAATTATTAAAATTAATGAATGGACAAAAAGCAAATTTATCATTTACAAGTCCACCATATAACGCAGGAAAAAGCGAAATGTTAAGCGGAAATACTCACACTACGGACAATAAATATAATGAATACAACGACAATCAAAAACAATCTGATTATTTAGATTTATTAGTTGGATTTACAAACAATGCTTTATTATTTTCAGATTATTTAATTTGTAATATACAAAGTTTAGCAGGAAACAAAATAGCATTAATAGAATACTTAAACCAATACAAAAATAATTTTATTGATGTTGCGATTTGGGACAAAGGACACGGAGCACCACAAATGGCTGAAAATGTTATGACAAATTCTTGGGAATATATGTTTTTTATATCGTCAAAAGAAAACGCAAGTAGAGCAATACCAAATGCAAATTTTAGGGGAACAGTTCCAAACATATACAGGGGAGCACCAAATAGAAATAACGAATTTTCAAATGTTCACGCCGCTACTTTTCCAATTGATTTACCGGAATGGGCGTTACAATTTACAAAAGAAAAAAATATTGTATTAGACCAATTTTTAGGAACAGGAACAACAATGGTAGCTTCACACCAACTCAAACGCAAATGTTACGGAATGGAATTAGACCCAAAATATTGCCAAGTAATAATTGACCGAATGAAAAAACTTGACCCGAGTTTAGAAATTAAACGCAACGGAGAAATTTTAAATTAACGTGAATAAAACGAGAAAATGCCAAACGAAGAAAATTTAAAAAAGTTTAGTGCGGAATACCAACCCGAAAAAAACGGACGTCCGAAAGGAAGCAGAAACCGAAGCACGATAGCACGTCTTTGGTTAGAAACTACACAAAAGGCAAAGAACCCAATAACAGGCGTTGAAGAAACTTTGTCGCAAGAAGACTTGGGAACTTTGGCAATGGTTAAAAAAATGCGAGACGGCGACGTTTCAGCATACAAAGCACTTATGGATAGTGGCTATGGTGCGCCTAAACAAACAACCGATACTAACTTAAGTGTTTCAGACTTTGATGTAAAAGACCTATTCCGAATTGATAGTTATAAACCCGAAGTTTAATTATTTAGGAAGTCCTTCACGTTACTTTATTGTAACAGGTGGTCGTGGTTCGTCCAAGTCTTACAGCGTTACAACGTTCTTACTTTTACTTACAAAGGAAAGCGGACACGTTGTTTTATTTACACGTTATACTTTAGTTTCGGCATCTATTTCAATCATACCGGAATTTATAGAAAAAATTGAGTTGATGCAAATGGAACAAGATTTTGTCGTAACAAAAGACGAAATAATAAACTTACAAACAGGAAGCAAAATAATATTTAGGGGAATCAAAACAAGTTCAGGAACACAGACTGCAAACTTAAAATCTTTACAAGGAGTTACTACTTGGGTATTGGATGAAGCCGAAGAACTTACAGACGAAGACACGTTCGACAAAATAGATTTATCCATAAGGCACAAGACAAAACAAAACCGAGTGATTTTAATTCTTAACCCAACAACAAAAGAACATTTTATATACGACAAGTTCTTTGAAAGTAGGGGAATAGAACAAGGAACAACACTAATAAAAAACGATACCACTTATATACATACAACGTACTTGGATAATATAGAAAACCTATCCGAGTCATTTTTAAAACAGGTTGAATACATAAAAGAACGAAGACCTGAAAAATACAAACACACAATACTTGGTGGTTGGCTTGACAAAGCTGAAGGAGTTATATTTACCAATTGGAAGATAGGAGACTTTAAAGAAGTTGGAGTAAGTGTGTACGGTCAAGACTACGGATTTAGTGCAGACCCTACAACGTTAGTCAAGACAAACATAGACAAAGCAAACAAAATCATTTACGTTAAGTTACTGTACTATAAACAGGCGCTAACCACAAGTCAAATAGCAAGGTTAAATTCAGACTTTGCAAGTAAAGATTTAATAGTAGGCGATAATTCAGAACCAAGATTAATAAGCGAATTGAACTCTTTAGGAAATAATGTTGTACCTACAATTAAAGGAGCAGACTCTGTTATTTACGGAATAAGTTTACTACAGGATTACGACCTTGTAATTACAGAAGATAGCATAGATTTAATTAAAGAACTAAACAACTATTCTTGGCTTGAAAAGAAGTCAAAAACACCAATAGACAAACACAACCACGCAATAGATGCTTTGCGTTACGCAGTAGCATATCAATTAGACAATCCAACAAAAGGTTTATATTTTATACGATGAACGATTTAGAAGTAATGATGCAAGCGGTACAGATTTACATCTACCAAAAAAAAGGTGTAAAGGTTCGTATTTATTTACGTGACATCCGAGATATTAATATGTTAAAACAAGCATACGATTACATACAAAAAAACGAACACAACAAAACAGCAAATAATTAATTATAGATATATGAAGTTAGAAATAAACGTACCAACAACTTTAAGTGAAATACCATTAAAAAGCTACCAAGAATTTTTAAAAGTTCAACAGGGAAGCAACGACGAAGAATTTATAGCGCAAAAAATGGTTCAAATATTCTGTGGAATAGAACTAAAGGATATTGTCAAAATGAAGTTGACAAGTTTAAACGAATTAATTACACACTTTACAAAGTTGTTTAGCGAAAAACCAAAGTTTCAACCAACATTTAAAATCGGAACACAAGAGTTTGGATTTATAACAAACCTTGAAGACATAAGTTTTGGCGAATACGTAGACTTGGAAAACAGTTTACTGAAGTGGGAAGACTATCACAAAGCAATGGCTGTTATGTACCGACCTATCAAAATGAAGTTCAAAGATAAATACGAAATAGTTGATTACAAACCTATGGAAGAAATGCACGAGTTAATGAAGTTTACACCTGTAGACATAGCGATTAGTTCAAGTGTTTTTTTTTGGAATTTAGGAAGCGAATTATTAGCAGCTACTCTGAATTATTTGGAACGGCAGATAAAGACGAACAAGAAGACGGAAACGAGTTTAGTGAACAAGCTCAATTTGGAAAACAATGGGGTTGGTATCAATCAGTTTATGCACTCGCTCAAGGAGACATTACAAGATTTGACACAGTCACCGGCTATAGACTTACTATGTGTCTCAACTATCTTACCTTCGAAAAACAAAAGCAAGAAATTGAACAAAGACAATTAAATAAATTACGAAAATGACAGGTTATTACAACTTATTAGACAAACTTAAAACACACTTTGACGCAGACGTTATTGTAAACACGGTAACACAAGGCGACATATTTAAAGTTGATTTAAGCAAACAAACAATATTTCCTTTAGTACATATAATGGTAAACAACTGCACATTAGACGAAAACACAACGACTTGGAATATTAGTTTAATAGCAATGGACGTTGTAGACTTGTCAAAGAACGCAACAACAAATATTTTTTTAGGTAACGACAACGAAATTGATGTTTTGAATACACAACACGCAGTATTAAACAGGGCGTATGAAATAATAAAACACGGAAGTTTAGCATACGATTTATTTCAAGTAGAAGGAACTGCAAATTTAGAACCATTTACAGAAAGGTTTGAAAATTATATGGCAGGTTGGACTATGACACTTGACATAGTAACACCCAATGAAATGACAATTTGTTAAGATGAAACAAAGCGAAGTACAAAAAGAACTTGAAAGGTTTCGTGATTACGTTATTAAAGAAGCACGAAAGAATTTAACACGTGATAAAAAGAACGTTTCTAAAGGACTTTATCAAAGTTTAAAGGGAAACGTAAAGGCAATGCCTAATTCGTTAAGTATGGACTTTGAAATGAACCAATACGGACAATTTCAAGACAAAGGAGTTAAGGGCGCAAACCCAAGTTTAGTAAAAAACGGAAAACAAAAAGCTCCGAATAGTCCATTTAGTTTTAAAAGTAAAATGCCACCTGTTGAACCTTTGAGTAAATGGGCGCAAAAAAAGAATATAAGATTTAGAAATGCAGACGGAACATTTGCAAAAGGCGGTTATAAGACTTTAGGTTTTTGGTTACAGAAAAGAATATTTGCACAAGGAATTAAACCAAGTTTATTTTTTACCAAACCATTTGAAAGCGCATTTAAAAGATTGCCGGATGAACTTATTGAAAAGTTTGGGTTGGACGCAATGAATTTATTTAAAGAAACACAATTTAAAAACGAAAAGAAATAATGGCTAATATATTTACACGGTCTCCGTATATAATTAGGATTGCAGAAAGTGGACAAAACGGCTCAAAGGTAGAATTGTTTATAAGCAACACAACAACATTTACAGGAACACCACAATACACTTTAAGTAAATTAATACCGGCTTCAAACAACATAGAAACACTTTACGACATTAGTTCTTACATACAAGAATACATAAGTCACGATGCTTGTTCTACAAGTGGCGATTCGCAAGTAGTTACACCGACTAATCAATATGCAAACGTAAGGGTTAAAAGATATAAATTAGTAGGTTCTACTTATTCTGCAACAGCCACAGATGCACAAGTTGACTATAAAGCGTTTAATGGTTACGGATATTACGAAGACAATGTTAACTTTGATTTAGGAGATTACGGATTAAATGGTTTTCCTAGTCACTATTATTTACCTACGCAATACGCAGGAAAAATACGAATAAATGTAGGTGCAAATTTTACGGTTCGTTACACAAATTTAGTAACAAACGTACAAACAACGTTAGTACTTGGAGCAACAGCAAATGTCTTTGATATTCCAAGAGTACGCACAGCAAACGTAAACGACGGTAATACTGTTGAAATACTTAACGCTTCTTCAGTTTCACAGGAAGCTTATACCTTTTTACCTATTGAAGAATGTAAATACACACCTGTTATAATTGACTTTGTAAATAGATATGGAGCTTGGCAACGAGAATTTTTTTTTAAAGCAAGTAACGACAATTTTAGCGTTGAAAACACGGAATACAATTTAATGCAAACATTTACTACAACTTCAGGAGTAACTACTTACAACGCTTTAGAAGGTCAAAGAGAAACATTTAACACTAACGGCAAAAAAAGTATTAAGGTTAACACAGGTTGGGTTTACGAAAATTGGAAGGATGTTTTAAAAGAAATAATGTTAAGTGAACGAATACTGATTAACGATAAACCTGCGAAGATTAATACTAAAAGCACGGAGTTGTTTAAGAGTATAAACACGAAACAAATAAATTATACTTTAGACTTTGAGTTTACATACGATGTTATTAATTCAGTTATTTAATGAAACGTCAAGTAGCAATATTTATAGAAACGGCTTTAGCACAAACCGAGTTAGAATTTTCACGTTTAGAATTATTTAACGATGAGAAGATAACCGTAAGTTCTACCATACAAAATATTTCGGATATAAGTAAAATATTTACAGACTATTCACAAGGTTTTACAATTCCTTGTTCACCGATTAATAACGCAATATTTCAACACTTTTACCAAAACGATGTTGATGCAACTATTGACTATCAAAATAGGTACAACGCTTATATAGAAGTTGACACAATTTTATTTAGACGTGGTAAAATTCAGCTCGAAAAGACAAACTTAAAAAACGGAAAACCTGATAGTTATTCAGTAACATTTTACGGAGCAGGAGTAAGTTTAAAAGACTTCTTTAACGAAGACAAATTAAGCCAATTAAATTATTCGACATTAGACCACAATTATACAAACCAAGAAGTTTACAACCGGGTAACAATAGACAGCACAGTAACAGATTACAACGTACGTTATCCATTAATAAGTTCAAATAGAGTTTGGCAGTTTAACGGAAGCGTTCCGCTACCGGACAACAACGTTCCTACTTGGTACGACAATTCTCCAAACAACGATAATAATATAAACCACGCTTCGGGTGAAATAGTTTACACAGAATTATTTCCTGCGGTTCGTGTTGCAAGTATTTTTGATTTAATTGAAAGTAAATACGGAATAACATTTAACGGAATATTTTTACAAAGTGACTTATTTAAAAAAGCATTTTTACTTTACAAAAACAAGGAAAGTTACCACTACACAAACAACCCTGTAGAATTAGATTTTACTTCTTCAAGTGGTGCTTTAGCAAGTGCGTTTAACACAACAACAAATAGTTTTACACGAATAGAATTAAACACCACAAACTTTGTTACACATCAATTAACTTTTCAAGTTGCTTCGTTAACTTCACCAATAGATTATTTTGTTGACTTGTATCGCAATGGTGTATTTTCTCACGCAGTAGGCGGAACAACAACAGGTGTAAGTGCTTCAATAAGTGTACAACAAAACGATGTTATAACATATAAAATAAGAAGTTACGCTGCAATAACAATTGGAATAAATTTTATTTATACAAGGACTGTGTTTGATTCAGGAGTAATAACAACACAATCAGGCACGGCAGCTTCAACAGCAACAACAACTTCGTTTACTGATTTAGCAGGTTTAGCACCGGATATGAAGATTAGTGATTTTATAACAGGAATATGCAAAGAATTTAATTTAACTGTTTACTCAAACACGAAGAACGTATTTACTTTTGAACCTATACAATATTGGTATTCTAAAGGAGATGTTGTTGACATAACGAAATACACCGATATAACAAGCATTGAAATTGAACGAATGAAGTTGTACAAGTCCGTTGAGTTTAAATACCAAGATAGCGAATGTATGCTTAATAAATACTTTTTAGAAAGTCCATTAAACGCAGACGCACACGGCTACGGAAACACGAAAATAGGTTGGAACTATGACGGTGGCGAATACAAAATAGAAAGTCCATTTGAAAACTTACTATTTAATAATTTCGGAAACAATTTACAAGTAGGTTACTGCCTAAACAAAGAACTTGCGCCTTACATACCGAAACCTGTTTTGTTGTATATGAATAGAATAAAATCTTTAACAGGTGGTGACAAAATACATTGGAACGGACAAGCATCAACAGACGTTTACATTCCATTTGGACAAGATAGCGAAATACTATTTGAAACAGGTTTAATTCCTTTGACGTTAAACTTTGGTGAAGAAATATCAAGCTTTTATTTAGAAAACAACCCAAACACGATATACGCTTTATATTACAGAGATTATTTAGTTAACCTATACAACCCAAAAAACCGATTAGTAAAAGTTAAAACAATACTTCCTGTTTCTTTACTTACAAGTTTACAATTAAATGACCGCCTTATAATAAGAGACAAACGTTATATGATTAATGAAATGCAAAGCGACTTGACTACAGGTGATGTAAGTTTTACTTTAATTAGTGACTTCGCACAAGTTAACCCAATTAAATTAGTTGACACACCTACAGGAACAGAAAACACCTTACGATTTGCAATTTTATTTCCAAATGGTTCAGACACAGTAGACATTACAAAAAGTGCAAATGCAAGTAACGTTACTTTGTCAAACGCAAAATTTACAAGTGAAGGTTATTTAGATGTAACCGTACCAATTAATGTAGCAAGAGTAATTACTTTAACATTAACTTCTAACACCAAAAACAAGGACACAACTTACATTATAATAAACCAAGTATGATAAACAAAATAATAGAAATGCTTTTATTAAGTGATTTTTACGGAGAAAGTGAAAACATAGACATAGCAAAGGGTAAATATAAATTTACAACAAGCATAAAAGAACAATGGAAACAAGCACAACGCAAAAGGTTAATAGAAAAAAAACTAAAGAATAATGGCTGAAAAAAAAGTAATTGAATTAGAAGTAAGTTCTAATTTAGGCAATTTAAAACAACAACTTAAACAAGCACAAGTTGAAGTTCAAACGTTGGCGGAAAAGTTCGGAGCAACTTCAGCACAAGCAGTTGAAGCCGCAAAGAAAGCAGCTATTCTTAAAGACAAAATTGGCGATGCAAAAGCGTTGACTGATGCGTTTAACCCTGATGCAAAGTTTAAAGCGTTGAGCGGTGCGTTAACAGGTGTTGCAGGTGGCTTTTCAGTTGTTACCGGTGCATTAGGAGCGTTTGGAAAACAAAACGAAGACGTAGAAAAAGCATTGTTAAAAGTTCAAAGTGCAATGGCATTGGCTTCAGGCGCACAAGCAATTGGTGAAAGCATAGATAGTTTTAAACAACTTGGAGCGGTATTAAAAGCAAATACTATTGTTCAAAGAATAATGACGGCAGCACAAGCCGTTTACAACGCAGTTATGGCTGCTAATCCGGCAGCTGCAATTGTTCTTACTATCACGGCTTTAATAGCGGCAGGTTACGCTTTGGTAAAAATGTTTCAAGCAAGTACAGAAGCAACGGCAAAAAACGAATCAGCAGTTAAAAAAAATGATGCTGCTTTAAAGCAACAAATAAAATCAAGTGAACGTGCAAGTGAAGCATTAAAAACAAAGAACGGACACGAATACGAAATGGCAAAAGCTTCCGGTGCAAGTACAAAAGCATTAAGAGCGTTGGCGTTAAAACACGCAGAAGAAGAAGTTGCACTTAACAAAGCAAGTTTAGCAACGGCAAAAAATACATACGAGAAAAACAAGAATACTTTAGCAAATTTAATTAATTCAGATGCAAGTGATGAGTTAATCGAAAAGCAAAGAGAAATAACAATTGAATCAAGAAAAGCGTCCGCAGAAGAACGTAAAGATTTAGAAGAAGCCGAAAAAAATAAAAAAGATATTATAAGAAAAAACGCAGTTGAAGTTCAACAGGAAATCACGGACAAAAACACGAAGTTAAAAGAATCAAACAAAACGCATAACGATGCAATTAAACAACAAAACGAAGAAGCGGCTAAAGTTGAATTAGAACGTATTAAAACTTTAAAAGAAAGCATAAATACATTAAAAGAAGAAATAAGAGTTAGTAATTTAACAGACGAAGAAAAAGAAGTTGATGCAATAAACAAAAAATACACAAGATTAATTGAAGAAGGCAAAAAAGCCAAGATTGATGTTTCAACATTAGAAGAAGAAAAGCGTTTAAGTTTAGCAGCAATAACAAAAAAATATGACGATGCAGACGCAAGTACAAGATTAACAAATTCTCAAACTGTTATTTCTGAAATGGTAACCGCAGGAACTAAAAGACTTGAAGGAGAAAAAGCAATATCCGAAAAATCAATAGAAATAGCAAAAGAAGAAAAAGAAAAAAAAGCCGCCATCTTACAACAACAATTAACTTTAGTTAAAGATAGTTTTCAAGCTTTTGCGGACGTAGCTACTTTGTTTGCAGGTAAAAACAAGAAGGCAATGAAAACGGCTTTTGTTATTCAAAAAGCATCTAACATAGCGCAAACAACAATAGACACTTATACTTCAGCAATGTCGGCTTACAAATCCGCTTTAGCAGTTCCTGTAATTGGTATAGGTTTAGCACCAATAGCAGCAGCAGGAGCAGTAGCAGTTGGACTTTCAAATATTAGAAAAATAGCATCACAACAATTTGAAGGTGGCGGAACACCAAGCGCAGATACAGGTGGCACAGCTCCAACAATGTCAGCACCACAATTTAACGTAGTTGGACAAAGTGGGGTTAATCAACTTGCAAGTTTAGGACAACAACCAATACAAGCCTATGTTGTTTCGGGTCAAGTAACATCACAACAATCACTTGATAGAAATAGATTAGCAAACGCAACTTTAGGCGGCTAAAAAATACAACAAACAAACAATAATTTAATTAATATATTATGTATAGAATAGTTGAATTAATAATTGACGAAAAAGACGAAACAAGCGGAATAGACGCAGTTTCAGTTGTTGAAAGTCCTGCAATCGAAAGCGACTTTATAGCACTAAAAAAACACGAAATAGAGTTAAAAGAAGTTGATGCTGAAAAGCGTATTTTAATGGGAGCGGCTTTAATTCCTAACAAACAAATTTACCGCAAGAACGACAAGAACGAAGAATACTATATTTACTTTTCTGAAGAAACTGTAAGAAAAGCAAGTGAATTGTTTTTTATGAACAGCAACCAAAACAACGCAACTTTAGAACATAAACAAAAGTTAGAAGGAATGAGTGTTGTCGAAAGTTGGATTACAGAAGGAAAAAACGACAAAAGTATGAACTACGGTTTTAACTTTCCAAAAGGTACTTGGGTAATTTCTATGAAAGTAAACAACGATGAAATTTGGAACAAAGTAAAATTAGGCGAAGTAAAAGGATTTTCTATTGAAGGTTATTTTGCCGACAAATACGAAATGAGTTTAATTAACGAAGATGAAATTTTAATAGATAAAATAAAACAAATAATAACGGAAAATGAAAACAACTAAAGAATTAATTATTGCAGACATTACTGCAAAGGTAGAAGCAAAATTAGCAAGTCAAAAAGTTGAATTAGGTTCTATTGATGTATTAAAAACTGATGCTATTGCATATAACAAATTATTTGATTCTTATAATAATGATTTTAAATCTTTGCAAAGTCAAGTTAAGAATTTATCAAATGAATTTATTAAAGTAAAAGATTTATATATGTCTTGGTTTGGAAGGTATAATAAAACTGAAGACCAAGCAAATGAATTAGGAATTAAATTGCCAAGTGACATTATAAAACTTGAAAAAGATGCTATCGATAAAAGCAACGAAGCAAGAGATATGGGAAATAAATTAGCAAAATTACTATAATAATTTTAGCAAGTGGCGAAGCAAACTAACGTTAAAGTTCATCTTAAAAAACCGAAAGTTAAACGTGCAGGAGTACACGCAAAAACACGAAATAGCAAATTAAAGTCAAGTAAAAATTATACAAAAACTTATACACGACAAGGACGATGAGTAAAAAAATAACAAAACAAGTAGCACAAGCTAAAACAAGTCCTAAAGGCGGACAACGTGGTTGCCTATGTAAAGACAATAAAACCTACTCAATAAAATGTTGTGACGGTAGTCTACAAGCACAAGGAATAGGCGCAGTTTAAAATTGAAAATACAACAAATAATAAACAATTAAATTATACATATATGAACACACTACAAAACGTTTACAACAAGTTATCCGACAAAACGGAGTTAGCAAAACACGAAGTTGAGTTAGGATTATTAGATGCTTTAAAAAAAGATTCCGACAAAGTAACAACTCAAATAGGTTTTATTAATAAAGATATTTCAGAAGTAAAAAAAGCAATTACTTTAATTGGAATGATTAAAGTAGATTTGCCGTCAACTGATAAACTAGCAAATGATTTATTAAACGCAGTAATTACTTTTGAAAATAAAGCCCGTGATTTAGGTATTGATGTTCCCAAAGAAGTTTTTAATTATGGTAATGTAGCAAGAGAACTTATTAAATCAAATAATGAATTAAAAAAATATATTACTCAATTTTAATTAAACAAAACACGAAATATGAAAACAAGCGTAATTAATCAAATCAAAACACTTTTAGGAATGGAAGTGAAATTGGAAACAATGAAGTTAATAGACGGCATCACTATTTTTGAAGCGGATGCTTTTGAAACTGACAAAGAAGTTTTTATTGTAACTGAAGACGAACAAAAAATACCTGTTCCAATCGGAGAATATGAGTTAGAAGACGGACGTATTTTAGTAGTTGAAGTTGAAGGTATTATTTTAGAAATAAAAGAAGTTGCAACTGAAGAAGAAGTTGTTGAAGAAGCACCGGAAGTAGAAGTTGAAGTAGAAGCAACAACAACACCAACAGCAAAGAAGACAATTGAAAGCGTAGTTAAAGAAACGTTCTTTGCAGAAATAGAAAAATTAACACAAGAAAATATAGAGTTAAAAGCACAAATCGAATTACTATCGAAAGTTGAAGAAGTTGCAACAGAAGCAACCGAACTTACCGAAGTAAAACCTATTGCATTTAACCCTGAAAACACGAATGAAATTGAACACTTCCAATACGCAAGTAAAAGACCACGTTCAATTATGGATTCAATTATAGAAAAAATAAACAATTAGTATTAACAATTTAAAAACTTAACAAAATGCCATTTGGTTCAAATCCCGTAATTACTACAACTTACGCAGGTGAGTTTGCAGGTAAGTATTTAGCAGCAGCTTTATTGTCTGCACCAACATTAGAGCAAGGCGGAGTATCTATACTTCCAAACGTTGCTTACAAACAAGTTATGCAAAAAGTCGCTACAGGTGACATCGTAGCAAACGCAACTTGTGATTTCACAGCTTCAGGAACGGTAACACTAACTGAAAGAGTATTAACAACAGAAGAATTTCAAGTAAACATCCAACTTTGTAAAACAGACTTGGCTCAATCTTGGCAGTCAGCAAGTATGGGTTATTCAGCGTTCAAAACGTTGCCTAAAACTTTTGCAGATTTCTTAATTGCACACGTAGCAGCTAAAGTTGCAGCTAAAATTGAAACTACAATTTGGAACGGAACAAACGCAACAGCAGGAGAATTTGCAGGATTTAAAACTTTGATGTTAGCAGACGCAGACGTTATTGACGTTTCTTCTCCATTAACAACAACTTTAGACGCAACAACAGTAATTGGCGAAATCGGTAGAACAGTAGATTTAATCCCCGCTTCACTCTATGGACAGGAAGGATTAAGAATTTATGTATCTCAAAAGATAGCTAAATTGTACGTTCGTGCATTAGGTGGTTTTGGTGCTTCAGGTTTAGGAGCAAACGGAACAAACACACAAGGAACACAATGGTACACAAACGGAAGTTTATCTTACGACGGTATTCCAATTTTTATGGCTAACGGACTTGGTGCAAACAATATGATTGCAACAACAGTTGATAACCTTTATTTTGGTTGCGGTCTTTTAAATGACAATTCACTTGTGAAAACTATTGATATGTCGGATATTGACGGTTCACAAAATGTACGTGTAATTTTACGTTACAACGCAGGTATTCAATACGGTATCGGTTCAGACGTAGTACTTTACGGAGTATAATATTAAATAAAAAGCGTAGGCAACTGCGCTTTATTTTATTCACATAAAAACAAAACGAAATGGCTTGTGCAACAATAACACACGGACGAGTAGAAGACTGTACCACAGGAGTGGGTGGATTAAAAGCCATCTATGTAATTAATAACGGTCTTATAACAGGCGTAACTTACGGAGCAACTGATTTATCAGACCAAATAACAGCAATAGCACTTACACCTGCAACATCAACTATTTATAAATTTGATTTAAAAGGTGCTAATACATTTGAGCAAACAATAACAAGTTCAAGAGAAAACGGAACAACATTTGTTGAGCAAACTTTAAGTTTTACACTTAAAGGTTTAGACGCAGTTACTACAAAACAAATGAAACTTCTTGCTTTTGGAAGACCAAATGTTTTAGTACAAACTAATTCAAATAAATTCTTTTTAGCAGGTTTAGAAAACGGTATGGATGTAACTACAGGCGTACTTACAAACGGAAATGCGTATGGTGATTTTAACGGATATACAATGACTTTGGTTGCGATGGAGCAAATTCCTGCAAACCACGTAAATATTGCTTCACCTTATGGAAATGCTGCAATTTCAACAGTAGTAGGACCTGCTTGTGTAATTCAAAGTAATTAAAACTTAAAAAATTATTTTTAAAGCCATTCTTATTGAGTGGCTTTTTTTTTGTCTTAAAAAAAGAACAAAAACACGAATATTTAATTATAACTATATGATAGTATTAACACCTTCTACAAGTCCGCAGACGTTTAGTTTTATTCCAAGAGACAATACCTTTAATGTTTTAGAACTAACGGACGAACAAACAAACGTAACAACACCTGTAGCGATTACTTCAAGCACAACAGGAGACTATATAAACACGATTACAGCAACCTTTGGTTTAGTAGAAGGACATTTTTACAATTTAGTTTTAAGAGTAGGTACAACCATTATATATAAAGACCGAGTATTTTGCACGGCACAAAGTTTAGTTACGTTTTCGGTTAACAATAACCAATACGTTTCTAATTCAACAACAAATGATTTTATAGTATATGAATAATTTACACGTTTTAAATTTGTCGGCTTATACGTCACCTGTAGTATCGGAAACAAACCGAGAAAATTGGGTTGACTTTTTAACTGAAGACGGAGACCAATACTTTCAATTCTTAATTGAGAGATATAGCAATTCAACAACGAATAACGCTATTATAAACAACGTAGCACGATTAATTTACGGAAAAGGTTTAAGTGCATTAGACGCTAATAAAAAGCCAAATGAGTACGCACAAATGATGTCTTTATTTCACAAAGAAGACGTACGCAAAATGGTTCTTGATAGAAAAATGTTTGGGCAATTTGCTATTCAAGTACATTATAACGACAAGCACGACAAAATATTAAAAGCATATCATATTCCTGTTAATCTTTTACGAGCTGAAAAATGCGATAAAGACGGACAAATAACAGGTTATTACTACTCGGATAATTGGGACGATACTAAAAAGTTTGCGCCAATTAGATTTAACGCTTTTGGTTATGGCAAAGAAAAAATAGAAATATTATTTTCTAAACCTTATTCGGTTGGAATGAAATATTATTCCTACAGCGACTATGCGGGTTGTCTTCCATATTGTCTTTTAGAAGAAGAAATTGCAGACTATTTAATTAACGAAGTTCAAAACGGATTTAGTGGTACTAAAGTTGTAAATTTCAATAACGGAGTTCCAACAGACGAACAACAAAGTATAATTTCAAACAAGGTACTTGACAAGTTAACAGGAAGTCGTGGACAAAAAGTAATTGTAGCTTTTAACAACAACGCTGAAAGTAAAACTACAGTTGAAGATATTCCGTTAAACGATGCTCCTGAACACTACACATATTTAAGCGAAGAATGTTTACGCAAAATTATGTTAGGACACAACGTTACTTCACCTTTATTATTTGGAGTTGCTTCAACAAATGGTTTTAGTTCAAACGCAGAAGAATTAAAAAATTCAAGCATACTTTTTGACAATATGGTTATAAGACCGTTCCAAGAAGAATTATTAGACGCTTTTGATAGCATATTAGCGTTTAACGGAGTTGCTTTAAAGTTATTCTTTAAGACTTTACAACCTTTAGAATTTACGGACTTGGAAAACACGCAGAACGAAGAACAAGTTGCAGAAGAAACAGGCACAGAATTAAGCGCACACACAAACCCGTTAATTGATTTAGGCGAATATCCGCAAGACAATTGGTTATTAATAGATGAAAAACAAGTTGACTACGAAAATGACGATAAAGAAAACGAACTATTGAGCAAAGAACCTACACAAAGTTTATTAAGCAAGATAGTTAACTTGGTTTCTACAGGTGACGCAAGACCAAACATAACAAGTAAGCAAGACAAAACTATTGACGGAGTAAAGTTTGTTGTTCGTTATAAATACGAAGGAGAAACAACAGATAACAGACGTGAGTTTTGTACACAAATGGTTTTAGCAAACAAGATTTATAGAAAAGAAGATATTTTAAATATGAGTACACAAGTTGTTAACGCAGGTTGGGGGCCTAAAGGAACAGACTATTATTCTATTTGGTTATATAAGGGCGGTGGAAATTGTCACCACAGGTGGAATAAACAAGTTTATGCAGTATTTGAAGGAACAGGATTAAACATAACCGCAAACACTAAAAAATTAGCACAAGCAAAAGCCGCTAAATTTGGTTATGTAGTTACTAATCCAAGTTTAGTTGCAACACGTCCAATAGACATACCAAACACACACGGTTTTTTACCTTCTAACAAACGTTTTCAATAATGGCAGAAGCACTTTTAGTTACACGACAAGACCTTGTAAAATTTACTTCGTTAAACGGAAACGTAGATACGGACAATTTTATACAATATATAAAGATTGCACAAGATACAGACTTGCAAAATTTCACGGGTACGAAGCTTCTAAACAAGATAAAAGCGGACATAGTAGCAAATACATTAAGCGGAAATTATTTAACGCTTACAACGACTTATTTAAAGCCAATGTTAATTCATTTGGCAATGAAATATTATTTACCGTTTGCAGCTTACACAATTTCAAACAAAGGAGTTTACAAACACAATTCTGAAAATAGCACAAGCGTAGAAAAAAGCGAAATAGATTTCTTAATTGAAAAGGAAACGCAAATAGCACAACACTACACACAACGTTTTATTGACTACATAAGCAACAACAATAATTTGTTTCCTGAATACAACACGAATTCCAATAGTGATATGTTTCCGGATACAAACAATAATTATACAGGGTGGTACATTTAAAGACATACAAACCAAAAGAAGTCAATATTGTAAAGTTAAAGACTTACTTAAAAAAATTAGAAAATGGCAAATAGTAATGGTTGGGGCGATGGTGCTTCAAATAACAATATAGGTTGGGGACAAGGAGCAATAAACACAATTGGTTGGGGAAAATCACATTTAGTATCTTATGCCGGTTTAACTGATATTGTAGGTTCACCAATTCCTTCTTTAGTAAGTGCATTTGAATTAAGAGTTGTTACGGATGGCGGAACAATGGAAGCCAATTCTTGCTTAAACACGGAATTAACAAATTTAAATAGTATAATATGAGTTTATTAGACGATGCAAGTTTAATTGTAACACCTAACGGATATAAAGCAAGTAAATTATATAGCGTAAAACCTACCGATGCAAGTGGCGATATGGTTGTTTCAAGGGCAACAACTGCTACAAGGGTAAATAGTGCAGGGCTTATTGAGAGTGTTGCAATCAATGTTCCACGTTTAGATTATACATTAGGTAGCTGTCCAAGTATATTGGTTGAACCTGCAAGGACTAATTTAGTATTATATAGTGAGCAGTTTGACAATGCAAGTTGGGGAAAAAACGCTACAACAGTAACTGCTAATACAACAACTTCACCTGATGGAACAACAACTGCTGATACTGTTACAGGAATTGGTGTTTCAGCGGCTCGTTTAATACAAAGCAATAGTATATCTTTTACAACAGCAACATCTTACTCTTTAAGTGTGTTTGCTAAAAAAGGTACAAATGATTTTATTCAGTTATTTGTGCCACTTGGTATTGGTGGAATGTTTGCTAATTTTAATATAAATACAGGAGTTGTAGGTACTTTAGGAACAGTATCAGGAACTACTCCTACATCATCTATTATAAACTATGGGAATGGTTGGTATAGATGTACAATTAATTTTACTGCAACTACTACAAATTCAACTGTAACATCTATTGGTATAGTTACTTCAGCTTCTGCAATAAGGTCTGAAACAAATACATTAACAACTTCAATAATTTTATGGGGAGCGCAAGTAGAAGTAGGCTCAAACGCAACATCATACATCCCTACAACAACTTTAGTAGCAGGAACAACTCGTAATGCTGATGTGATTAGTAAGACAGGTGTAAGTAGTTTGATAGGGCAGACTGAAGGAACAATATTTTGGGATGTTGAAGATTTGATAGGAACAACATCAACAGGAAACCAAGATTTTGGAATTAAAAAGGTTAGTCCTACTAATTTGATTTGTTTAACAACAAATACTCCTGCCAATCCATTTAGAATTTCAGTAATTTCAGCTGCTGCGGGGACATTAATTAATTATTCTGCAAATATAACAAGTGCAAAGGCTTGTGTAAAATACGGAACTTTTGGAGCAAAATTATTTCTTAATGGAAATCCTACACCCGTTGCAACAAGTGTTGTAAATCCAAATTTTTCATTTGATAATATTCTATTGAGTGGTGAAAGGATTTCTTATAAAACAAATAGTTTTATGCTTTGGACAACTGCTTTAACTGATGAACAATGTAAAGACCTAACAACTTAATAATATGATAGGAATTTATAAAATTACTTCTCCTTCCAATAGAATATATATAGGACAATCCATAAGATTAGAAGAAAGATTATTAGAATATACAAAACAAAAAAATTGTGATAGACAACCAAAATTATTTAATTCTTTTATAAAATATGGTATAGAAAATCATAAAATTGAAATAATAGAAGAATGTACTATTGTAGAATTAAATTGTCGTGAAAGATATTGGCAAGATTTTTATAGTGTTATTTTAAATGGACTTAATTGTATATTAACTAAAACAACAGATAAAAAAGCAATTTTTTCTATATCTGTTAGGGAAAAAATGAGTGTTGCTAGAAAAGGTAAAAAACAAAGTGATGAACATATAAATAAAAGAGTTAATTCAAAAAAAGGTTATATTCATTCAGATGAAACAAAAAATAAAATATCTTTAAAACAAAGCAAAATATTGTTAGATTTAAATACAGGTATATTTTATGACAGCATATTAATTGCTAGTAAAACTTTTAATATAAATTTAAGCACATTAAAAGGTATGTTATCAGGAAGGTTTAAAAATAAAACAAACTTAATTTATGCATAATGAGATATCAAATCTACAAACTCAAATACACAACTAAAGTTGATGCGGAAAAAGACCTTAAAGAAAAGGGTGTTTATGTAGAAACTAATGAAGGTCTAACATATGCTGAAGGTATTCACGCAGTAGTTGAAATTGGTAAGATTATCACTACTGATGGTACTTATGACGAAGAAAGAAATCAACTTACTGCTCCTATCTATGCTGATGGCTACCATTACGATGTGATGTGTGAGCAGGACATTGACTTTGGAAGTAACTCAATAGAAGTAAACAACCCAAAACACGGATTTTTAGGACATAATTAAGATATGAAAACAAATATTTTAGCAAGTTTATATTTCGTGTTTGGCTACATTACTTCGTTTTCTTTAATGTTTCAAGGAACTGAACTTTACATTAATTTAGCCGGAATCACTTTATTTTTTTATTTAACTTTCAGTTTAACAGAAGCGCTTGAAAATTTAGGATTATGAAACTACAACTTTATTTATTACTTTATTCAATTAAAAATTCAGCGTTGAAATTACTATCTATTTGCTTTTCTTTTTTCTTACCAATTTCGGGAATACTTGGACTTTTATTTGCATTGATTTTAGCAGATACGGCAACGGGTATTTGGAAAGCAAAACACCAAAAACAAGAAATAACTTCACGCAAACTTTCGGCAATAGTATCTAAATTACTTTTATACGAATTAACAGTTATAATGTTTTACCTTATAGACTTTTATATTTTAAACGACATAATTTTAACGTTCTTTTCCGTTCCTTTAATGCTTACAAAAGTTTTAGCGTTGGTACTTGCTTCAATTGAAGTTATGAGTATAAACGAAAATTACAAAGTTGTTAAAGGAATAGATTTATGGCAGTCGGCAAAGTTATTGTTTGCACGAGCAAAAGAAGTTAAAGACAACCTTAATAAACTGAAATGAATTTATCTAAACACGTTACTTTAGCAGAATTTCAAGATTCAGCGACTGCAACAACACACGGAATAAACAACCAAATGAATGAGTCGCAAATTGAAAGCGCAAAAGTTTTGTGTGAAAAGGTGTTTGAACCTTTAAGAATTCACCTAAACACACCCATTAAAATTAGTTCGGGGTTTCGTTCAGTACAATTGAATAAAATGATTAAGGGGAGTTTATCAAGCCAACATTGTAAAGGTGAAGCAATGGACTTGCAAATCGGTTCTAAAGGGTTTAATTTTATAAAAGACAAGTTAGACTTTGACCAACTTATTTGGGAGTTTGGAAACGATGAAAATCCTTCGTGGGTTCACGTTAGTTATAGTTCTAAAAATCGTAAACAAGTATTAAAAGCAACCAAAAAAAATGGGAAAACTATTTATAGTAATTATTAGCATTTTACTTTATTCGTGTTCGGCTCAATTTCACTTGAACAAAGCAATAAAGAAAGGTTATAAGTGCGAAGAAACAAGCGACACAATTCGTATAATGTCGGTAGATTCCGTTCCTATTATTATAAATGATACAATAGTGTGGGAGAAATTCATCACTACCAAAGACACCATTGTGCAATTCAAAACGCAGTATGTTCCTAAAACACGAATAGAATTAAAGCGAGAATATAAACTTAAGATAAAAACTATTTACAAAGATAGGATAGTAGAAAAAGCACAAGCAAAAGCAGAAGGTAAAAAAAACCGACCTAAAGGAAATTTAAACCTTCTTTTTGTAGGTGTTGGAATAGGTTTATTACTTTCGTACCTGTGGAAGTTCGCAAAACAATCAATAATCTAAATTTTTATGGCAAATAACAACGCAAGGTTTCGACTTAAACAGGACGAAATCCAAATGCTTATGCAGTACAGGGGAATAAAAAATGCAACAGATGAAGCCGGAGTTGACGACAAAGACGTTAAACACGGTTGGCTAAAAACTAAACAAGCAAGTTTATTTTTTAAAAATCCTAATTTTAAATCTGAAGAACTAAACGCTATTCAACAAATAAAAGACGAATGTATAAAAGAAGTAAAGTTATACGCACCTAAATATACTGATGCAGTAATAAAATACGACATTGAAACGGACGGACATTTACTTGTAATTGATATTGCAGACCTACATATCGGAAAATTAGCAACAGCATTTGAAACAGGCGAAGAATATAATTCACAGATTGCTGTTAAACGTGCAAAAGACGGACTACAAGGCATTTTAAACAAAGCTAAAGGGTTTTATATTGACAAAGTATTATTTGTTGCAGGAAACGATATTTTACACACCGACAACAACAAGCGAACCACAAATGCAGGAACACCACAAGACACGGATGGAATGTGGTACGATAATTTTTTAATGGCAAAGAACCTGTACATTGATTTGTTAGAACAATTAATGATTTTTGCAGACGTTGAAGTGGTGTATAATCCTTCAAACCACGATTTAACGCACGGTTTCTTTTTAATGCAGTTAATAGAAGCACACTTTAGTAATTCAAGTATTCGTTTTAACGTAGATTTAAAACACCGAAAAGCATTTAGGTACGGAAGTAACTTGATAGGAACGACACACGGTGACGGAGCAAAAATAGAAAACTTACCTTTATTACTTGCAACGGAGTTTCCTATACTTTGGAGCAAAACAAAACATCGTTATATTTATTCGCACCACGTACATCACAAAACAAGCAAAGATTTTATAGGAGTAACATTTGAAACATTACGCAGTCCTTCAGGTTCAGACAGTTGGCATCACAAAAACGGATATACAGGGGTTCCAAAAGCGGTTGAAGGTTACATACATCACAAAGAATTTGGACAAATAGCACGATTAACACATATATTTAGTGTTTTATTTCTTTTTTCTTTGTATTTATAATTTGTTTAAACTATATTTGTCATTCATAGTTAAAAAGAAAAACAGTTATAA